TGTTAGGATATGAAGAAGGTTCAACGACTAAACGTTTGTGGGCGTGAAAGGAATAACAAACCTTAATGATCGCTTAAGATATAGTCTACTCCTATCTGAGAAGATAGGTATTAAGGACAGACTCAAACTATATTCACTTTCCACATATTAAAACAGCAGCAGAATCATGGGATTATGCTTTAAAAGTAGCAGAAGAAGTTTCAAGATTGTTTCCACCCCCAATCAAGTTAGATTTTGAGGAAGCAATATACTGGAGATTTTTTATATTAACAAAAAAGCGATATATGTATAGAGCTTGTGGGAGAGATGGTATTGTAGATAATAAGATTGGTAAAAAAGGAGTATTATTAGCAAGACGTGATAATTCAGTATTTATTCGTAATCTGTATGAGAAGATTATAATAAAAATATTTGATAATGAAGATCGTGATGATATTTTATATTTTATTCTACAAGAATTTAATAAACTTTGTTCGAATCATTTTCCTTATAAAGATTTTGTTGTTACTAAATCTGTAGGTGATATTAATAATTTAGAACCTATACCATATTTTGATGAAAAAGGTAAAGAAAAGATTAAAATTGGTGATTATATAGTTCCAAAATTACCTTCTGATAAAACTGAAAGAGAAAATCAACTGAAGAAAAAAGAAGCATCAACTGTCGCAGAATATTATGAAAAATGTTTACCTGCTCAAGTACAATTAGCAGAAAAAATGAAACGTAGAGGATTTCCAGTACAAACTGGTTCACGATTGGAATTCTTAATAACTGATATTGATAATCATACTTCTAAACAATATGATAAGATAGAATCAATTGATTATTTTATGAATTATAGTGAAATATTAACTGTAGATTTCTTTTATTATATAAAAAATGCAATTAATTCTATTGATGAAGTATTAAATATTGCATTTGGTAAAAATAACGATCTATATAAATACAAATTTAAGAAAGATTTTATTAACGAACAATACAATTTTAGATACAAAGTTAGAAAACCTGTAATTGATGAGATCAAAAATCTTTTTAAACCTAAGCTTGTTTTTAAGTAAAAAATATATTTTTTAATTTTTTTTTTAATTTTTTATTATATTTTATATAATAAAAATGCCACACATATTTAGACACGATACAACAAATAATATTTATCTTAAAGCAATTGAATACCCATCTAAGTTTAGAACAACAGGATATTCGTATAGTAAATTATATACAATAGATGGTACTAAGTATGTTGCTTTTACAGAACCTTATAAATCAGGAACATTACAAACTCAATTAGACTTAATGCATACATATATTAATGAAACCGATGGTACACAAGGTTTTTCAGACCCAGTAACAAATATTTTTAATTGTACCAGACTTGATGTAATTCTTAATATTCCAATTTATGCTGTAGAATATCCATCTATATATGGTAATGTTGGATATTCATATAGTAAATTATATATATTTGATAATAATCAATTTTTAGGTCGTACAGTAGATTATACAACAGGAACATTACAACAAATTGAATCGTTAGATCATTTTTATGATAATTCTATTTTAGAAATTTATCCACAATTAGGAGATAACTGTGGTAGATCACATCCAATGACACTATTAGGTGAAACAAAATCAACAATATAATTTTTTAAAAATTAATAAAAAAAATTTTTTATTATATTTTATATAATAAAAAATGTCACAAATAACATTATATAGACACGATACAACAAATGATGTTTATCTTACAGCAGTTGAATACCCATCTAAGTTTAGAACAACAGGATTTTCGTATAGTAAATTATATAAGGTTATTGATAATAGTTTATATGCTTTTACAGAACCTTATAAATCAGGAACATTACAAACTCAATTAGACTTAATACATACATATATTAATGAAACCGATGGTACACAAGGTTTTTCAGATCCTTCAAGATATGAATGCACACAAGTACAAAAATTAATTAATATGGACGCAAATGTAGACGTAAATGTAGGATAAATCATATACTATATTTATCTACAAAATATAAATATATAAATGCTTGTAGCATACAACAACAATCAGATACATCATCTCTCTTTTTCATAGCACCAATTAAAGCCATCGTTTCATAATCATTTCTTAAGGATAAAATATCATATACTTTTTCAATTGTCCATTTCTTACGTTCACGATCACCAATAGTTTTATATTTTATTTTCCCGTTTTTCAACTTAGTTTGTATTTGTTCCGCACCAAGTACAAGAGTTTTATAATAAGCAGGAAATTCAATAACTTTTAAATTTCTGCCGTATTTTAACATGAAATAAGATTGACAACTTTGACCTAATTTGAGAGCCATTGTATTAATTTTTTTACCGAAAGCCATTTGCTTTTCGACAATAACATAAGATACTTTATCCCAATATTCTTCATATTCATCAAGATATTCGAACAAATTATAACAAATGTCAGAATCAAAATATTTATCTTTTTGAGTCCCCTCAGTTAAATCTTTATTTTGGAGTAATATAATTTTACCATTTGTATATATCTTTTCTAATAAATTATTAAAATCTGTTTTACAAGTTCCATTAACATTATATCTATCTTCTTTTTTTATATTAACGATAGACTCTAGTACAGTTTGATCGATTTCTTCAATACAAAAAGAAAAATTACATTTCCCAATGTCAAAAGATGCTATAATCATTTATAAACTAATTTTAAAGTTTTAAATAATTGTTTATTTAAAAATAAAAAATATAAATAATATAATGCAAATTTTTGTAAAAACATTAACTGGAAAAACAATTACTTTAGATGTAGAACCTTCAGATACTATTGAAAATATTAAGTCTAAAATTCAAAATAAAGAAGGTATTCCACCGGATCAACAAAGATTGATTTTCGCAGGGAAACAACTTGAAGATAGCAGAACGCTTGCTGATTATAACGTCCAAAAAGAGAGTACTTTACATCTCGTACTTCGGTTGAGATAAATGAATTGAATTTAATATAGTATCTTATATTAAATTTAAAAAGATTAAATCAATAACAAAAAAAATGAAAGAAATAAAAAATGATTTGTTATTTATGTATAACATAGCATCATCTTGTGATTACATTTGGCCACCACATGGAGAAAGATATGAAACACAGTGGAAACATTTAAATAAGGGTCTTGTTGATTTTTCAAATATAAAACCTTATTCAACAATTTATGCTGATTTGACAGTTATATATCAATTTAGTGTATTTTATGACATAAACGTTCCATTTATATTAGTTACAGGAGAAAATGATTATTCAGTACCATTTATAAATTATAATAATATGTTCTTTGATAATGTAAAGTTATTAGAAAATAAAAATTTAATTAAATGGTTTTCAATCAATATTGATTTCAATCATCCAAAATTAATAAACATTCCAATAGGTTTACCAAAACAAATACCTCTTGTAATTACAGATGATAATCAAACTTTTATAGGATGGTCTATAAGTTCAAATACGCAATTAGTAAATGATTATATAAAATGTATATATAATTCATACTATGATAATTTCCAAAATAAAAATAAGAAATTATTATATTGTCGTATGACTGTAGTAAATAGTAAAGATTGTTTACATAAATATACAAATATTAGAGAAGAAGCAGTACAAAAACTAAAAGGAATAGATACATCTATAACAAATTGGTATAGATATATAAATGAATTAAAAGATTATAAATTTTGTCTCTCACTTCCAGGAAAAGGTTTAGATTGTTATAGAACATGGGAAGCATTAACTTTAGGTGTTATACCAATTGTCTTAAATACAAGTATTATTTCATTGTATAAAGATTTACCAGTTTTGATAATAAATGATATTTCTGAAATCACAGAAGAGTTTTTAAATGAGAGTTTCGATAAAATTACAAAAAATATGAAAAATTATAAATTTGAGAAATTGACTTCATATTATTGGATTAATATTATAAAACAATATCAAAAAACAAGTGATTTTGAAAAAATCCGCGAACATGTAGAGAAATGTATTCAGAATGCCGAATCATTAATATCTAATTTGAATGAAGATATTTTAAATTATAAAGGATTTTCTGGACATAAAACAAGACACTTTTATAATAATATATGTTCTATGAACGATTGTAAATATTTAGAAATTGGAACGTGGTATGGAAGTAGTTCAATAAGTTCATTATATTGCAATAATATAGATGCAGTATTTATAGATAATTGGTCTCTATTTGATGGGAATAAAGATATATTTATAGATGCTGTTGAAAAATATAAAGGTGTAAGTACATATAAATATATTGATTCTGATTGTTTTACAGTAGATACGACTCAATTACCTAAATTCAATGTTTATCTATATGATGGAGGACATACTTATTCAGATCATTATAATGCTATAAAGCATTATATTGATAATTTTTCAGAAAATTGTATTATTATGGTCGACGATTGGAATTGGGAAGATGTACAAAGGGGGACTTTAGATGCATTAAGTGATTTGAAAGTTCATGTAAAATATAAAAGAGAAATAACAACACATCAACCACATTATGATGAACATGGAAAGAAAAATTGGTGGAATGGTATAGGTATTTTTATAATAAACTAATTTGTTGTGATTACTAACTCAAAGACTTCTCGTAAATATGAATTATCTTCTTTATCTATTATATCATCTAATATTTTTAAAAAATTATTAGAACCATTGTTTTTATTTATATTTTCTTGAATACTGTCGTTTTTTAGTTTCAATTCAATCTTCTTTGGTTTAAAAATAACTTTGACACCATTGTTTACTAATTCTTTATATTTATTTGATTTTTTAAATATTTTAAATTCCTCATATTCACCTGATATAGAAATTTTTACTTTATCATCGTCCTTATCAATTTTATATGTTTTAATATCTTCTATCGTTGTATATATTATTTTTTTCTTAGGTAAATTTAATTCTATTTCTTCTAATTCATATACTTTAGAATCATTTTCAAATTTTACCAGAGCAATAGTATTATTTTCAGTATCTCCATAATTCATTTCAAGAGATGAACCAGTGTAATATATATTTTCCTGTAAATGTTGTTTGTCATGTATATGACCACTAATAACATTCGGATAATTTATATCCCATTTATCACCTTCAACTGAAATTATTGAACCCATTTTAACACCGTAAAATTCTTGATGTGCAAATATAAGTGAAGCATCTTTCCAATCATCACCTATGGTATTTAAAGCTTCTTCAAATCTTCCTACATATACATAAGGTGTAAAAACAAACTTATGACCATTTATAATTTCTTTAAATACTTTATCAACAACAACAATATTGTCCCATTCTTTAAGAAAATTTAACCAATGATTTTCAGTGAGGAATTGAGAATTGCATTGATAATCGTGATTACCTACTAATATAAAAACTTTTGTCAATAATCTTATTTTATTTATAAATTCACAAGCTTTATTTAGAGGTATTGTATGGAGTTTTTCATGAGTATGAAGTAGATCACCTAATAATACTACGAAATCAGGATTTTTTGTTTCAATAATATCAATAACAATATTTATAAAAATATCTATTTCTATAATATTGTCAACTTTAAAATGCTGATCCCCAACTACTAATATAGATGTCATTTTTTTAATTAAAATATATATAAATATAAATTTAAATCAAAATTATATTTTAATTAAAAAAATTTGTTTTTATTAATTAAAATATGAGTAATTATAGAACCAATATCACGATGATAGATGATCTTCCTTCCTTAGATGATTTAGAAGGCAATTCAGGATTATCTATGATTCCTTCAGATAATGCTAATCAAATTAATAAATTTATTAGAAATGGATATCAACCTCCACAAGAATCTGGTATGATTACTAGAAAACAACAACAACAACCTCAACAACAGCAACCACAACAAATGCAAATGCAATTATATGAAGAACCTCCACAACTACAACTACAACCACAACCACAACAAATACAAGTATATGAGGCACATCCACAAGAGATTCAATTTAAACATAAACATATTGATCATTTATCTTGTATAAGCGTAGCAGAACATGCTAATAATTGTATAGTTTGTTCAAGATTATATAATAATGATCGTACAGGATATATAATAGTTATTATTTTATTAGCAATTATATGTATTCTTTTATTAAAACGAGTACTAAATGTATAAAGAATAATGTTTAAAGAATTAAATTTTTTATAAAAATGGATGGTAATTACGATACGATTGTATTAAGTGGTGGTTCTGTAAAAGGTTTATTAACGATTGGTGCATTACAATATGCATACGATAATTATTTACTTTCTGATATTAAAATATATGTAGGAACATCGGTTGGTGCAATGTTAAATTTTTTACTAATAATTGGATATACACCAATTGAGATAATGATATATTTATGTACAAACCAATTAATAGAGAAATTGCAACATTTCAATGTAGTTGCTATGATTAATGGAAGTGGAGCATTATCTTTTAGTAGTATTTATGAACATGTTGAAAAGATGACTATTGATAAAATAGGTTTTCTTCCAACAATTCAAGATTTAAAAGATAAATTTGGTAAAGAATTTATATGTGTTACTTATAATCTAACTGAAAGTAAAGTAGAATATATATCATATGAAAACAATCCACAATTACCATGTTTAATTGCTATTAAAATGTCTTCAAATTTACCGTTGATTTTTGAGAATTTTAAATATGGGAATAACTTTTATATAGATGGTGGTGTGTCTGATAATTTTGCAATAGATGTTGGTATTAGTAAAGGAAATAAAATAATTGGTATATATTTAGAAGAAGAAGAAAAGAATTTTAATGATAATAAAGATATGAATATAATTGAATATATTTATAAATTAATGTTTATTCCTATTTCACAATCTATGAAATATAAAATAGATACTGCTTTATTAGATAAAAAATGTAAAATTATTAAACTTAAAGTAAATAATACATCAACATTTAGTTTTAATATTAGTTCTGTAGATAAATTAGAATTATTTTCTTCAGGATATCAACAAATTAAGAGTTATTTTTAAATT